GTATGATTGGTCATAATGATCACGGTAGACGTGAGTTCTTTTCGAGGCAGTACCCAGAGGCCACACCAGATGATGTCAAATGGGGCTACTAATTCCATGGAATATCTTGGGGTCTATAACGACACCCGACTTTGAGAAAATCTACAAACACCTCCAAGTCGCGTTTCGTCTGAATGACATCCAACATGTCACCAACATAGGCATTATACTTCTCATGCTTACCTGCATGTACAAGGCGATCTTCCCTCACTTGGAAAACCTCTTTACCATATCTCGTCGGAAGCATCACTATATTTGAACTCGCATTCATGTCATAGTCAAATCTTCTAACCGTGGGATGTCTCATGTACTGTCTCGGTATGACATGATGATCTTCAACGAGACCCTTGTTGTGGAGACCCCAACGTACCTTGAACATTTTGCGCGTAACCGAGCCGTATCGCATTCCCCTATTATTTAGCAAGATCATTTTTAGATTGGGGAAAACCCAATCTAAAAATGTTCCAAACGGGGCTCGAACCCGTGACTTTGGCGTTATAAGCACCACACTCTAACCAACTGAGTTATTGGAACAAAGGTGCAACTCGACTATTTTACTAGTCGTTGTGTATAACGGAACACATATTATTTACTCTTCACTTCTTTAAGCGATTTCGAGATAGTTTTCGAAGGTCATTTTACCATTCCCGCCTCGAATGAAGTTTCTAAACTTCTGAGCATCCTCGAAGGCTTCTCGAGCAACCTTCACCGATAGGATTGTATCATATGCACAAGGATCGGCATCTCTGATGACAAAACCGGGGTTCATGACTTTTAATTCTGTGTAAACCTCCTCTTCAAGGAAATCCATGACATCTTGGTATTCACATGTTTCGGCGACGACGACGACGGCATACCCTTGGGTTTCATAATTGTTTTTGATTTGGTGCATAGAAATGTTGTTTATCGTTTGTTTATTAATGACATCGGTAACCTTGGAATACTTGGCATACGTGGCTTGAGTGGAAAGTTCAGTTACTCTGTGTCCAGGTGCCTCTACGAACACGATAGAATTTGTAGTTGTCGCTTCAGTGTAGGCATAGTCGATGTAACGGGCAAATTCTTGAACAGCTGTCTGAAATCCAATGGATTCCATACCTGGGATGTCGTTAAAAATAGTCTTGGCAATACCGATGACGTTCGTATCAATCCTATCGTCAAGGGCAAGACTAGCTGCACCTTTCATGGATTCATTTCCACAGATGCAGTAAAGGCGGTTCAAATCTTTCAAACTTTCGATGGCATCTTCAATCTCGACACTCTCACATGAGACACGTAGGATGGATCCGGCACCTTCCTCAATCTTCTTACGTGAAAGTTCTGTACGAGTGTTATTATTTAGGCCACGGAAACCCTCGTTAAATCCAATGACCCTATTACCTTGAGAATTTTCATAAAGTGTCAGAGAATGGATAAGGTTATTGACACCTGGACACACACCACCGGCTGTGAGGATACCCACATTCATTTGATTTAGATAATCCTCATCTTTTTATATTGCTAATGACATGTGCGGCGAATACGAAAAATTACGGGAACCCATACAAAAAGAACCATGTCATAAATAAGAGTATCACGAGTATTCTCATTTATTATCTGGGTATATTTTAATAATGTCCGTAGAAATTGTGACATACGCCAACAAGTCACAGGGTATGTTTGAAAACTTGGTGAATAATGAATTTGGTGTTCCAATCAAGGTTTTGGGTTGGGGAACAAAGTGGAATGGGTTTAGTGATAAATCCAAAGGTCTAGTCGAACATCTTAAAACCAAGCGTGATGATGATATAGTTGTATTCGTCGATGGTTTTGATTCTAAAGTTAATCGCGATCCTACGGATGTTGTTAAACTTTTTAAACGATATAATTGCAAAGTTCTTTTTTCAAAGGCGAATAATCCGGGTGATTTTATATTGGGTACATGTGTAAATGATTTGTCTGCGAATGCGGGAATGTATATGGGTTATGTTAAAGAATTGAGACAAGTTCTCGAGGAAGAATTAGCTATACGTTGTCAAGATGATCAAGTTAATTTGAATACGATCTGTAAAAAACACCCGTTCATAAAAGTTGATGAAACGCAAATGATTTTTGAAAATATGAACCAAATTGGTGTTGACAGGGATTCCGATGCGGTCTTCGTGTCTTATCCAGGTAAAATATCATTCGATAGAATTTCAAGGGGATTTTTTGAATACACACAATTCGTATACATGTACGTATTGTGTCTAATCGTACTGGGTATGGGAATTTTTCCTAAATATTCAAATGTATTCTTTGTGATGATGATCATGTTGGTCACGTTTTATATTCTGTTCGCAGATAAGTCTTGTACTCTAAAATAACTTAAGCATCTTCGAGAGCTCACCCATCAACACAATCTGTTGAGACATCACCATCAGTTTCGCCATATCCGTCTTGGGGGAAATGTCACCATAGCCCACGGTACTCATGGTAGTGCACGCAAAGTAAAATGGATCGAGAGGAGACTTAAAGCCGAAACTATCAGGGCTCATTTGACTGTACACGAGTCCATATACCAACGTGACGACTAAAATGTTCAGGAAAGTCTTCATCTTTTATTATACTTCAACAGAATTTTGTCGGGGCAAATCTTGACTCCTCCTTTTGAAATTCATTTTCCTCACGCTCGTGACCCACCTGGCTACAGGATTTGCAGTAGAAGAAATCGTCGAAGCTGCATCGTCACTCATGATAATACTGAGACCGTTACACACATCGGGCTTGTTCTCTTTATCTGGAAATTCTATATTAAAAGCCTGTATAGATATGGCTGGTATGTCTGGTGCATCATCGAGAAGTCGATCGTATTCTTGACGAGCTCTTTGTACGAATTCGACTACGTCTTCTCTATGTTGAACGTCGAGGGACAACTCCATATCAATGTTACGGTAAAACTTTGAATATTGGACACACATCGCCGAATGTGCCTCAGCCAAGTTTGCACTCTGACTGAATTTACTTATGGAGGTGAGAATACCACCAAGAACATTGAGAAAGGCGAAGAAGTACTGGATTATCATAATTTTTGTCTTCATATCCGAACTCACATCATCATTTCCACTTGGATTGAGGACCGCGAAACCACCAACACCGGTGATACTTGCGATCACAATACTTGGATATGACAGATAGTCGTGTTGTTTTTTAAAATAGAGGCGAGCGTGATTGTGAAGCCACCTGTATCCCGCCGCCTTCTCTGCCCAACGCACGAGCAGGTTTTCCTGCTTCTCACACCAGAAATGTTTCACTGGTTGGGCATCTATATCTTCCTCACCCATTATGATTGGTAGATATAAAATTCCTAGCTTCTGTCTCGGAGCTGAATGATTTATACACCGCCCCTGGAAATCCATTTACTTGCAATTTAGCTTCATCCCATGTAGTGTAAATCCCTGGAATGCGTCCTCGAACAACAGTGTAAAACTTTTGTTTCTTTTGTTTTGTGGGAACTTGTTTCTCGTTAGAGGTAATAGTCATCGCACATTCTCTAGCGAGTGTATCAACCTCTTCGTTTTTGGGATGTCCATTATGTGCTTTAACCCAACGCCATTCAACCATCTTCACTTTTTCTCGGAGTGCATCGATTTGTATCCATAGTTCCTTATTCTTGACATCCTCCCCCAGCGACGTTTTCCATCCATTCTTCTTCCAATTAGTCACCCACTTTGTAATTCCATTTTTAACATAACTACTATCTGTAAAAAATCGTACTTCATTGATACCCCTCTTTACACATTCCTCGAGGGCTTTAGCGACTGCAGTCATCTCCATGATGTTATTCGTCGTGTTCGCCATGGCACCACACAGTTTCATACCATCCCCTATGGCTCCCCATCCACCAGCTCCCGGGTTTCCGAGGCAACTTCCATCTGTGTAGATTTCGTACATAGTTTCTTGTTGACTTTCTCTTTTAGATCCTTGTACTCCGAAGCCTTCTTAGGTGTCTCACCACGGTGATCTCTGTTCTGATACACAGAGTTTATGGACGTGGCCAACGACCCAACTTGGGTTCCTAAACATTTTACGTTTTAGAATGTCTGTTACACATTTTAAAAGGTAATTTTTTATCAAAAAACTAAGACTTGATGCTTAGTTGGAGAAGGCGAGGCCACCCATACCGGATTGGATGCGGAGGACATTGTAGTTGGTCGCGAACATGTGCATGGTGGTCGCGTCGGTGGAACCCATGGTGACAGCGACCTGGGCGTTGTCGATGCGGGAGAAGTTGCAGGTACCAGTGGGCTGGTGCTCCTCGGGCTTAAGCGCGAAAGAGTACGAGTAGATACCGGGCGCGGGGTTACCGGAGTGGTGGTTGAAGGCCTGCACCTGGTTGAAGTACTTGCCCTTCTGCTCCTTGAAGCGATCCTGACCGTTAAGCACAAGCTTGAAGGTGGACAGGGGACCGACGGCCTCCTCGGTGTACTTCGCAGAGGAGAGACCAGCGGAGTAGAGAGGGGTACCGACCGAAGACACGGGGACGTAGCAGTTGGCCTCAGCGGCCGCGGCGAGAGGGTCGGACTCGAGG